AACAAGTGCTCCAGATAATAAATATAATGCTGCTGCTTTTTCTAAAGTAATAGCTCCTAAAAAGTTTACAAATCCATCTGCTACCGCAGTTACTATTGTTGCTAATCCTTCAAATGCGGATTTTATTGCTTTACCAAATGATTCAACTAAAGGTGATAGTTTAGATAAAGCATAAGTTAATGGAATTAAAGCAGCACCAAACCCAGCAATTAATACTTCAGCTAATAAAATATATGGAGCTACTTGTGTTAATCCTTTAGCGGCTTCACCAAAAGCTACTAATCCATCACCAATTCCTTTTAATGCGGATTTAATGGCTGGACCTTTTACTAATTGTAATAAAAGTAAGGCTGGAATTGCTGGGGTTAGGGTTACTAATGCTAATGCACTACCCGCTAATTTTACAATATCTGACGCTTTAACAGGAGCAAACGATTGAATTCCTTTAGATAAATTAGTTAAAAAGTTTTTAATATCTTTACCCATATTACTCTTAACTCCTTTTGTTTTATCAGCAGCCGAACCTGCTCCCTCTCCGGCTTTATCCGCAATGTCTTTTGTTTTATCTCCGGATAAATTTGCTATCATTTTTCCTTGAGGAGAATCTTTTGAAAAAAGTTTACCAGATTTTGAAGCAATCATGTCTGCTCCTTTATTAGATCCTGAAAACATATTTGCTAATCCAGAAGCCATTCCTTTTATACTTCCTAATATCCCTTTAAAACTACCAACCATTACTGGAAGAGTTTTATATGCTACTAATGCTAATATAGTAGCTACACCTATCGAGGATGATGCTAAATATGCTATAGCATCTAATATAGGAGAAAACACACCTAAAATACTACCTAAAATATCTAATACTTTATTTAATACATTCTTTAATTTTTCAGCTGCTCCTTCTTGTTTCATAGACTCATATGTTGCCTCACCATACATTTCTCTAAAATCCTCAGCCGCCATAGTATTGAATTTTTGTTGTAATGTAATTTTAGCTAACTGATCACGAGTCATTCCCATAGATTCTGCTAAAGCTTTCTGGGCTAAAACATTTTTAGAGGCAAAAGCATCTTGAATAGCTGCGTTATTATTTAAGGATTTAGATAATCCTTCTAAATCACCTGCTAAAGCTAATTGTCTTTCTTTTTCAAAATTAAGATCTTTACCTGTTAATAATTCTGCTTCTAATTCTTTTGTAATTGAATCTTCAAAATTTAATAAACTATCTGCTACTCCTTCAACTTCAGATAATGAAAGACCTAATTTAGTAGCAGCAGAAGCAGCTCCAATTAATTTATCATTACTAAAACCTAAATTAGCTTGTAAAGACATAGAAGCATTTGCTGCTTCTTTTAATACTTTACTAACGTTTAGAGCTGTTCTATTTTGTTTATTAAATTCGCCAACTATTTTAATATTAGCATCTAATACTTCTTCAGTATTTTTACCTTGTAATCGTGCATTGGATACTAATGTAGCTGATTCTTTAGCACTAAAACCTAATTTTTGTTCTAAATTTGCAGCTGATACTAAAGCTTCATGTCCTAACACCTCAGCTGACATTCCTAATTCATGAGTTAGAGATGCTGCTGCTTTCATTAATTTTTCAGTAGTAACAAAAGCATCACCAGATGCTATCGCTACTCCAGACATTTCTTGTTTTAACAAGTATGCATTTTTATATGACATACCTGTTTCTTTTTGTAATTCAGCTGTTTGTTTTGATGCTTCAATAGCTGACTTTAAGGCAAAAGCTGCAATTACTTCAAAAGAAGTTATATTTTTTACAAAACCTTTACCTAATTCACTAAAAGAAGCTTGTAATACTTTTATTCTATCTGCAGTATCAAGGGCACCTTCTTTTGTTGCTTCTATTTCAGCAGCCATTTTCTTACCGGCTTCCGAAGCTTTATCAAAATTAAAAGCAGAAGCTAAAGAACCTAAACCTAGTTCTTTCATTGCTTCTGTAGAACTTTTTAAAACATCGCCTGTGAGTCCAAATAATTCTTTTTGCCTTGTAGCTTTATTTACTAAATCATCTTGGTATTGTTTTTGTCGTTGTAATTCTTCAGATTGTAAAGCAAATAAATCTAATAATTTTATTTGATCTTCCGTTAAATTTTGAGAAAAATTATTGGCAATATCTCGTAATTTATTATGATCTGCTAAAGCTTCAGTTATTAATGTATCATTTTCTAATAATAAACCAGAATCAGCTAACATAGCTGTTAGTGATCTTTCTAATTCTTTATTAAAAGCAATTTCAGATTGTTTTCCTTTAGCTATTTTTTGATTTAATTCCTCTAAATCTAAAGTTCCATCTAATACATCATCAACAGCATTAGTTAAATCTTTAGCATAATTAGCTGTATCTTTAAATGCCTTTTTTAATTCTGCGGTTTGGAGAACACCTAATCCTAAACCTTTTCCTAATTTTTGAACTTCAGAACTATAATCTCTTTGTAAAAATAAAGTTTCTTCAAGAACATCTCTAAGTAATTTTTGCTTATCAGCAGCATTAGCTGTTGCTTTTGCTGTATCTTGAGTATTTTTAGCATTTTGAGCTGATATTTTAGGATCCTGATTGTCTGCCATTATAAACTTAGTTTATTATAAATATTAAAGAAATAAAAAATTTGGGCATCATTTATATGATGCCCTTTTTCCAGTTGGGGCAACTGGTGGTTTTGGAATACCTTTTTTATTAGTCCAAGATGCTTCGGCTTTTTTCTGTTCTTGGTTTTGGTTTTCGTAATGTTCTTTAATTTTATTAAAGGTAAAATTACGTAACCATATAGGCATGTTATAAATTGTATTATAATCATACCCACCCTGTCCATGAAATACCATTTCGTGGATTTGAGTAAATAAATTTAGTCTATATTGCGGCGTCAGGCCAAAAAAAGTTAAGTCCAATAGGAACTGTAGCGCCCTCCTCGACACCGTTAGGTCCCTCATAATCAAATTTAATTTCAATTTCTGGAGTTACTGAACGGATATATTCACGTAAAGATCTAGCGTCTCTAGCCAGTAAATTATTGTCTATAAATTGTCTAACTACCCGATTTTCTACATTACCGTCAACAGATAAAATAATATGTTTTAGACGTGTAGTTAATTCTGGGTTAGAATCTTTAAATATTTTTTGTAAACCTTTAATTTCTTCAGCAATTTTCTTTTCATCACCATGAGTTAAAAGTTTAAAGGAAATAACGTGACCTGTAGTTGGTAAAGTAAATGTAAATTCATTTTTACCTTTTATCCATAATTTTTCATCTACTGGATTAGGTTCTAATTTACTTAGATCTACTGTGCACTGTTCTCCTTTATACATAAATTCATAATCTTTACCGTAACCTAAAACACGAGCAGCGATCATAATAGCATTTTTATCTACTAATAATAAATCATTATACTCAAATTGAGTTACAAGTAAAGATTGAAGTAATTTATCAATTACTATTCCTTTTTCAATATAGGATTTATTAGTTAAAATATCTTCTTCTTTAGCAGTCATGTATTTCATTTCTACTTTTCCAGATGCTAAAGGATGATTTTCGGGATAAAATAAACCTTTTGAAGGCAGGTCAACCATTTCTGTTGGAAACTTTAATTCGCTCATAAACTTATTTTGTTATAAATATTAGTAAAAAAAAGAAGCTCGCAAAAAATGCGAGCTTTCTTTAATTATTGTTTTACTTTTTATTAGAAATTCAATACACAATAATCCATACCAATTGTTAATGATAAGTTAATAGCAGCGTTTTCAGTATCCCAGTTATATTCACCAAAGTTAGCACCTTTAATAAACGCACCTTTAATAATCCATTCTGAAACAATATCGCCTACAGGACCTAAAATATCAATAGTTAAATCTTTCTTATAGAAATCACTATATCCATCACGGCCAGTTACTGATTCATGGTGTAAACGAACCCATTCCATAGTTGCCTGAGCACCTGAAGGTGTGATAGGATCAAACAATGTCATGGTTAAGTCGCTCCATTTAGTTTTGCCTTTTACTTTTGAGTAAACGTTGATATGGTTAAGAACCACTTCACCTTGTTCAAGAGTTACAGCTGAGATTGCTTTAATAACATATGATGGAATACCATCTACATACATAATGAATCGATTTGCCTGTTTGGGTTCAAAGGCGGTAAAAAATATTTCGTTTGGATCTAAGATTGCCATGTTATTATTTTATTTTTGTTTTGTTATAAATATTCCGTTTTTAAAAAATTATGCTGGGAAAGATACTCCTGTTGGTAAGATGTTGAAGTTCAAGTAAATGAATTCAGCAGTCTTAGTCGGTTGTAAGTAAATTTGTCCTACTAATTGGTTTCTATCGATTACATCTGGAGTATTGTTGCTTGAGTCCATTACTACTTTAAAAGCATACAAACCTTGACGTTGTTGAACTGATTCCATGAATGGGTTAACTTGAGCTAAGAAAGCATTTCGTGTAGCTATAGTATTTTGTTCGAATACTAAGTTATTAGCAACTTGACCGATGTATGATTTAAGAGAAATCAATAAACGACGAACGTTTACACGATCCAAAGCACTTGCTTTAGTTTGTAATGTTTTCTGTCCGTAAACTACAACTCCTGTTCCAGGAAAAGTAGCAATTGGGTTAACTTTGTTTATATATAAAGTATCACGTTGTGCTTGAGTTAATTTCTTTTCAGCTCTTACTACCGTAGATAAACCACCTCTGTTAATACCGGCCGGAGCGAACCAAGGTTCACTTACGTTGTCATTATACGCGTATACACCGGCTACTAACGTTGAGGCAGGCACCCATACTAATTGGGCTGTGTTAGGATCAACTACTTGAACCCAAGGCCAATACGAGGCAGCATATGAAGTGTTTTTCGAATTTGCGGCTGATGTGGCATCACTAACAGTTGAACCAAAAGGCACTAAATCAGTAATATAAATATTATCACCACGATTCATTGTGTTGTTAATAATAGTAGTTACTTGAGAAGTACCTATGTTTGCTTGGTTAGCAAATAATCCAGGAGTAATTAATACATTAAATCTATAATCATCTTGGTTAGCTAATAAATCGATCATAGTATTATAATCACTACCTGTTAAACCTTGAGTGTTAGTAACACTATTAATAATAGCATTATTAAATTTAGCTCCTGCTCCAAATAAATTACCATTAGCTCCGGTAAATGAACCGTTTTTATTTGTAGGAATAGAACCGGTAAATTGAGATTTAGCTATACCATTATTATCAAAATAAAGAGGTGTTGGTGTTGCTACGCTAGACACATAAACATATCTAGAGGCATTAGGATAATCACCAGTAACGTTAATTTGTGGACCATCTACAGAACTATATACTTTAACTTGATCACCAATTACTCTAGCTACATAGTTTGGAGCTGTAGGATCCATTGATAAGTTAGTCCAAGTTTCTAATACAATTTGTTCATTTGTATTATCATTACCTTGACGAATAATTAAACTAAATGTTCCAGCAGCAGTATCACTGTTTGCGATTTGGAATCTAATATTATCTTCTGAACCAGATGCTAATGAACCACTAACATCTAATGAGCTAGAACTATTCATAATAGTTCCTTCAGAAATAGTTTTTAATACTAAAGCTTCTTCGTTTGTAGCACCACTAAAGTTAGTAGTAACACTTGCCGACACAACTGTATAGGCATTTAATGTATCAGCTGAAAATACAGTTCCTATTTGTGATGCTGTAGTAAATAAATTTAAAGTAGCAACTGTACTAGATGCTGTAAGGTGAAGTAATGAAGCACTTGTATTATAAGGAGATACTGAAGAACTAAAATTTAAAGCAGTTACTACTCCAGCCGCAAATGTTGTTGGAGTTGTAAATCCAGAAGCATTAATATTAATCTGTGCTGCGGTGTTAGCAAATGCTCCTCCTGTAAAGTTAAAAGCAATACCATTCACGCTAAATGAACTAGAACCAACAGCAGCAAAACTTGCTGAGAATGGAGTTATACCAAGAGTAGCCGAAGCAGTTGTTGCTAATTCTCCATTAGTAATAGGAGTTGAGTTTGCTTCAGAAAAAGTTCCACTTACTACTCTAGCTACTAATAAAGTTTCTCCACCATTTAAGAAATAATTATAGGCAGCAATAGAAGTAAAATATGAATACTGTTGACTACCACTTACAAAAGTAGTACCAAATTTATTTTGGTAATCAGTGTACGAGGTACAAATTGTTGGAACTTCTACAGGACCTTTAACTGTTGGACCAATAATCGCAGCACCTACTGTTACGGGTTGTTGCGTAATAAAGGACTGATCGTTTTCAATTGAGAGTACGCCAGGTGATATTAATGTGTTTGCCATGTTTCTAAAAATATATTGATTTTATTCCATAATAAATATTATAGAAAAAGTCAAAATTAATTAAAACTGGTGAATTCTCCTTTTGTGATATTGATTTTTCCTTCTCCATATTTTTCGGAAATTTCTTTACCAATTTGGATTTCTTCGTTTTTTAATTGAAGTAAGGACTCAATAAGAGATTCTTTTTTTAGTTCTAATTCTTGAATTTGATATTCAATATAACCAAAATCAATAGTTAATTGATCTCTTTTAGACTGTAAACTTTGAACTTTTTGTAGTTCTTCGGGGGTTAAAACTTGTGTTGTCATTTATTATTTATTAAATATATATTCCTGTAAATA